TTTTATCATGCAGCAGACGGCTTAGGAGATTCTGACATGTGACTGGAGTTCAGACGTGTGCTCTTCCGATCTGTACACCATCTGCTGATTGATGTATATAAGTTCCTGTATCACCAAACTCTAATCGGTTGGTGCTTGTCATCATTAAAGCATCTGATGCAATAGTGAATCCAAATGTTGTTCCGTTGTCGCCATCTTTTACGCTGACGTGCGTTGTTGTATTACCGCCACCATCTCTATCTACGTGCAACAACTGCTCGTAGGATGAAGCGATTGATTGTGAGCCTAAAGCTGCCATTTAAAATCTCCTTAAATTATATTTTCCCACTTGCGTTCTTCTAAATTCCAAGTGTCATTAATCTTAGTCCATAAATCTCTAGCCAAACGTGCTACTTGGTTTGGCAATGTTCGTACTGATAATCCTAGTTTTAACATTAACCTACGTACGCTATACACGCACCCGATGCTAAAGTAAACCCTGTATATCTTCCATAAATCGTCATTCCTTGCGGGAATGTTTCACCATCTATCGCTGCCCCACCATTGGCATCAATTAATGTTCCTGTTCCTGTATCGTCTGGAAATAATTGTTCTGTTTCTGCTACAAGTCCCCCGCTTCCAGAAGCAAATACTGTATCTTCCGTAAACTGAATTGCTACAAATACCCCAGAACCCGCACCACAAGTGACGGCTGTTGTGCCGTTTACAAATATTGCTCCAGCTTGTCCCATCGCTACGTTTTGAGCCTCTACAACTGCATATTCTCTCATTGACATATTGTTTCTCCTTTAATGCCTTGCCGAGCGGTCATTCTCATAGGCATTTTGGTTTAAATTATTTTTTAGCCTTTTTGGCTTTTACTTCAGCCTTAATCTTCTCACCATTCTCATCACATTCTTCAAATCTATCTTTAAGCGACTTTATATCGTGCATATTTTCATCATACTTAAAAACTATGCCATTTGTCTTTTTAAAAAATTTGTCCATAATATTTCTCCGTTTGTAACGGGCGGTAATTAAACCGCCCTGTTACGTTAATCAGTTAGGTTAAGAAACGTCACTTAGTACGTAAACACCATAAGCATCTTTAATCTCAACTTGTCCCCAGAATCCTGTACAAACGTATTTAGTCATACGTTCTGATTCTTCTCTTTGTGTTCTTACACGGAATAAACCCTCTGCACCAACACCAAGACCGATTGCACCTTTACTAAAAGCGAACCCGGCTGCATCCCCGCCGCTGCTCACATTTTCATCAATTTGATCACTCCAATACACGTTAAATCCCGCGATCGACCCAACGAATCCCGTTTGAAATGCTTCTTCGCCTTTTCCACCCATCATTCCAATTGGACGTGCAGTTGCAGTATCAGTTGTACTTGAACCCGCAGTATCTAATGCTGTATTATGTAGCAAAGATATGATTCCTTTTCCGCCCCAAATTTGCTTTGGAGATAGAACTAAAGAATAAGGCATAGGCGCTCCGGCTGCTTTAAGTTGTCTCATTGATCCGAAGATATGAGATAAAGCAAGAGAACTACCCGCTCCACATTCAGTCTGTGAAAAGGTTTTACCAAGTTCTACAAGATCGTCATCTAATTTAGCGGAAACGGCATTTCCAAGAGCCGGTCCGGCTTGTCCAACAACGTCATCGCCAGAACCCATTAATACTAGATCACTAACTTGTGACTCGATTACGTGTTCTGAGATAGTTGCTGTTCTTGCTGCTGTTGTAATCGCTACCGCAGTAGTTGCAGTTGCTTGTGTCGCAGCACTCACATCACCAGATGTAAGTTTTGTCCAATCAGAAAATTGTACGTGATTTGATCCTCTTGCAGCCTGTTTTACAGTTACAAGTGGATACATTACGTTCACGTGATTGAACGCTATGACCGCATCACCAATGGTTCTTCCGAGTCCACCGGCAGCAGTCGAGGTATTAGTTAAAGCCATTTGCTTAAACTCCTTTTAATGTAATTAAAGATTTTAGTCATCATACGGCTTCTTCAATGTTCCCGGTCCAAAACCACTAAACACACCAATACTGTCTGGCTTCTTGCCTTTTTGTACTCGCTCCCCACGTTCTTCGTGAATGTCAAGATAATCGTCATAATTGACCTTAGAACCTTTGTAAGTACATTCAATATCTTCTCCGCCATCAACCTTCTTGTGTTGAAGGTCATTGTTTGGATCGAGTTTCTGTTTAAAAAAATCAGTCGCCATAACCAATTTTGATATCACCCGAAGATTGAGAATTGTTCGCCTTCTTGTATCCTTGTGGATCAAGTGTCGCCCATTCCTCAAACGAAGCATATCCGCCTGTTTCTGTTGGTTTAGAGTTATCAACCGAAGCCGGTGAAGGTGTCGTATTGACCTTTTCAACGTGAGCTTCCAATTTCTCAAGTGGTAACCCATCGTAAATTGCACGATCTTCTTCTGGTAACTTAGAAAGTAAAGACTCCCGTTTAGTTACTTGATATTCGTCAAAAGCATTAGCCTTAGTCTGTGCAGCTTCTAGCTTGGAACTCATATCAGCCATAATCTTATCATATTCGCCTTTTGATTCCATTTCTTTTAGCTTACGTGCTTCAGCTTGTTCCTTCGCTTCTTTGCGAATAGAATCTAGTTCAACCTTTAACGTGTTTTTTTCGTCCACCAATTCACTAAATCGTGCATAAGGAACTTGATTGACGGGCTGCTTTTCTTCACTTGCAGTATCAGCGGTGTCCTGTTTTACGTCTTGGACTTCGACTTGTTGTTCTTCCATTTTAACCTCTTGTTTGAGTTAGTTAATTCTTTATTGGCTCGAATTGAATACCATTGTCACCTTTAAATGGTTTAGAATGATTATTCTCTCCATTAATTATCTGAATTGGTATTCCATCTTTAAAAGCTTTGCAAGTAAAAGTATCAATATTTAACAGGTTTAAATGTTTACAAGAAAAGCATATTGGCTCTGTTACTATTTGTCTAAAATTATCCATCTATTAATCTTCTCACTTGTAAAGCATATTTTGAAGGATTAGACGTATGATATGCCATTGAATATGATTCAGCAATCCATTCCATTATGTCTGTACCGCCATATTGAGAAATAAAATCTTTACCAAATATTTCTTCATAAATTTTTGATTCATTCCCTTTAAGACTTTTCCAATATTTTGCCCTATCTTCAACTGATTTACCACTTGCTATCCAAGATTTATTATAATTATTTTTCTTAGCAATCATATCTTTAGTGTATTCAATATGCAAATCTTTTAATTTTTGACCAATAGGCGACTTTACAATTATTTTTTTACCTTTTATATCTATGTGCTTAAATGATAAATTGTGACCAAGCTCGTGACTAATTACTGCCTCAAATTTATTTGAGCCTCTATGAAACCATCCATTTTTAACAGATTTATTTAATTTATCTTTTATAAATTTAGGGTTAGAAAGAAATGTTTTTGAATTTATAACTAAACCATTTGCTTTATCTGCGTATGCCAACATAGAGCCTTTTAATGGTCTAACTGATACTTGTCGTAAATTTATTTTTGCATTATTATCTAAATGTTTTTTAAAAGTTTTATTTAATTTATTTCTGTTTTTTAAATCTAAATTTTTTAAACTACTATATTTTAAATCTAAATTTTTATTTAGCCACTTGTCTGAATCTGTAATAGAATCGTGCTTTCCCGCCATATTACGAAATGTTACATTTTGCTTTTTATCTTTAATCAATGGCTTATCAAGGTTTTCGCCTTTATAATCTTCTGGTACTAACTGACATCTGCAATTTGTTTGGCATACACTAAAGCCAGAAGCCGGAAGTCCTATTGTCTCAAAGAACTCTAATGTGCCTGTCTCTCTATGTCTCCCCTCACAATCAACGCACACACTTTTATCGCCAACTGAAATCCATTGGAAGTTTTGAACACCAGAATCTTTGTATTTATTATTAACAGCATCTTTTGCGTTTAACTCTACACCATTCTTTACTGTGTTCTTTAGCTTGTTTTTAAACGAACCAAACAACTGTCCGCCAGAATTAAGATCATTTAATAATGTTTGACGTATAGCTTGATCCGCCATACCCTGTGCTTTCATTGTTGTAACTAATTCTTGTATAGACAATGTAGTCTGTGCAGCCGTTGCAGTTAATTGATTTGATATAGTCGCTTGAAGGTTAGGCACGTTTTATTTGTCTTTCGATTTCCAATTCAACCATCTTCATAATATCTTTTTCTGCTTTAACAGTAATACCGAACCATTCTCTTTTTGGAAGATTACCCGCACCTTCTTGATGAAAGCTGCCAACATCCGACATCGTTACCTTAGAGTTTGGATATGTCTGCTTTTCTCCCGGATGTATATTTACTTCTTGCTTTACCTTAGTCGCCTTATCAACCACTAGGTTACGCATCTTGCCTGTTCTAACTAATGTCTTACCTGTGGCTTTCTTGGAAGGTGTTAAAGCACCCTTAATACCTAAACCTTGCTCTAATCTTTGAAAATGGTCTTTGCGTACAATCTGCCCCGCAGTATTTAATTCTTTAGTCAAGTCTAGGTTGATTCTATTTAAATCAAAGTTTTTTGTTACTGTTATTGCTGTTTTAGCCACTATTCTTTAATACCTCTGTTGCAAACTTATCGCCTTGCTTCGCACCCTTCTCTATCTCGTCCACGTGTTCATTTAAGAACGATAGACTAAGACCTAACAAATATCCTTCGGTATCCTTGAGCATTTCATCTATGTCTATTGCCGGTAAGATGTTATCTGCGTTCTGAATTACTTCGTCTTGCAATTCATCTATCTTAGCAATATGATTAAGAACTAACTGTGCCAAGTCTCTTTAATCCTTCAAATATTGGGTGTTCTGGTGTCTGTGCTTCCGCTTCAAGCTTCTTATTCTCATCTACTCTATCCATAAGCTTCTTTAAGTCCTCATCTGTTATGTCTGGATTAAAATACTTGATAAGGTCTGTTCTATCCATTAAGCCTTTAGCCATCATAAATTCTAATCGTTCAAATTCTTGCTTCTGATCCGTTGGAAATTCTACTTCTGCGAAATCCACCGAATAATTCTCGCCCATATCTTTGCCTGTATGTACACGCAATACTTCTCTATCAACTTCATATCGTTCGTGTTCCCAATCTCTCCATTTAGGTAGGTCTGATATTCTTGATTCAAGGTTCTCCATTTCCATTAAACGCAACGCAGCACCACTAGGTGCATTGCCCGACTCGTCCCACTTAATACGTAAGTGATTATTAATAGCAGTCTGATTAGCAAAAGACTTAGCCACATCAATCATTTGTGCAAGATTAGCCGGACTTGATACAAAAGAAAATGAACTATCTTGTGGCATTAGAAGGACACGATCAATACCAAGCTTCATACGTGTAGCTTCTTCTATCCCTGTTGCCACAGGCTGACCAAACGCAAAGCGTGTTGCCAATGCTATCTCTGTGTTAGCAATACCTATTTGAATGGCTGCTCTCACTACATCTGATGCACTCTGCTTGTAATCCATAAAGGTCACAGGCATAATTGAGTACGGATTAATGTTATCTTCATTGACTTGTATTGTCCTACCCGCTTGGTCAAACTTTAAATGAATACCGGGTACTCCATCCCTTGCTTCTGACCAGAATACAAATACACGATTGTTCTTCGCATCCCTACCTACCTCATACGATACACCAAAGGGACGTGAATCACCTTCAACGTAATATCTTTTGTAATGTGGAATAATATCATAATCTAACTTGTCACCAACGTACTTAGTACGAAAAGCCATAGAGCCTGTGAGCCACGCTGTCTCGTTATACTCACGTGCTGCTGTATCTAAATGATGTGCCAACTCCATATACTCATCTGCTGACTCTCCGTTTATCATACGTTTAGGTGGATTCTTATAGATCATATTCCTTGCACGTGCAAAACGTGGCACAATCTTCTGTGGAAAAGCCGGTATCTGCTCTAATGTAGAAGGCGAGAACCATTGTTCTATATGTTGATCCACGTGCCTGTGATAATAAAAGTCTAAAGCTGTATCACGTTCTGCGTTCTCTTGGTCCTCTAAATTCTTTTGTGCTGTGCGTATAGATTCAAGAACTATCTGCTGCGATAGATCGGGCAACACTACATCATTAACTGTCATCATTCATACATCCAATTCTTGTCCATATTGAAACTCATAATTTGAGCGTTATTAATTAAGTCTTGTGCTTCCCTTTTAATCTTTTTATCCATTCGTATCCCATATATCCACAATGCTATAAATACACAGTTAATCGCTATTGACATCCCTAAGATAAATGCTACCATCTTACACTTTCCATAATCTTTCTAGTCGCCGGATGCAGACGATTAATCGCATAACCCATTGCATCTGATGCGTGTGACTGTGTACTGTCTCTTTTATCTATATCATTTCCAGACCAGACGTTTCTTTCAAAGTCCATAATAAGATTTGGGCAGTTCTCACAAGAGAAGTTGCCATCACGTATTAACTTATTTACTGAATTAACACGCTCACGTACAGGCGGATTAGCTTTAGGTACTGATATACTATATCCCGGATTAGATTTAATAATATAATGGTCACTATTTACTGCGGACGATTTTCTAGCACTACCACTTGCATCCGGAAAGATTTTAGCCTCTGGATATCTTTTTACTAATTCTTCAACCATATCATACGTTGTTGCGTTCTTTAATCTTACTTCATCAAATACGTGTATCCAATTAGGTCCTATATAAAATATCTCCGAACTCATAGCATCAACATTAAAGTCCATACCAATACCAATCGGCAACCCTTCGTTCTTTAGATCGGGACGTTCAACAACGTGCTTATCTCTATCAAAGTCTTTATATACTCTCCCTTGCGTTAGATTAACAAACTTGCCGTGTACATACGCATCAATCTGTTCTTCTGAATATGCTTGTAATAAACTTTCTTTATAATCGTCTGGTAAATGTGGATTGTCTAGCGTTGATGCTTGTATTGTACCTAAATCAAGCTTCGGATCATTAGCCAATGTAAATCCCCAATTCAACTGCTCTGGTGTCCCTGTAAGAAATATCTGTGACTTCTTAGCCTCTGGGTGTCTTACACGAGCAATCATTTGTTCAAAGACCTCACGCTTTTGTATAAACGGCTCGTCAATAACCGCCCAACCAATGTTCGGACCACGTAATGAATCCGGTTTGTCGCCAGAGCCAAGCCATATTGTACCGCCCCAATTATGAAAAGTAAACTCTGACCTCTGTTGATTATATGTGTAATCGATTTCAGCACGTTCGCATAACTCTTTTAGTGTCACTATAATCGTCTTGGTCGCTAACTGATGTGAAGGTGATATGTACATTCCCGGTACAGGACTGTTCAAATAGCTCATATAAAGAGATTTCAATGCTCCGATATAAGTCTTTCCACTTCCATATCCGCCAATCAACAGGACAATTCGGTTTTGCATATACCAAAATTGCCGCTGATGCTTAAGCATAATGGCTTTCTTTATGGTGAAATTCACTCAATTCACGATTTTATCTTTTCTAATACGTTGCTCCACA